AACAGCACCATTGCGGTAACTGATCTTCGACCCGGTCTTGCGAGTGTCGGCGGGCAAGACCTACCGACGTATGACCTATCCGTAGCCATTGCTGTAAAAAGGAGCTAACCATGGCAACTACAACTTTCCTGTCCAACGCGACCATCAACATCACTCAGGGTGCGACCACTTATGACTTGTCTGACCAAGCGAACCAGTGCACACTTACCATCGGCTCCGACTCGCTCGAGATCACAGCCTTCGGTGATACGGGCCACAAGTTCGCACCCGGTCTTCAGTCTGTTGACGTGAGCATTACTTTCTTCTTGTCGTACGGTGGCACTGGCGCTACTTCGGAAGTAGAAACAGCGCTTGCAGCAATGGTCGGTCTCGGCACCACACAGCTCGTGATTAGCCCATCGGGCACAACCGAGTCGGCGTCTAACCCTGAATACACCATCACCAACGCAATGCTCGCATCGTTTACGCCAATCAACTCCACCGTGGGTGAGATGGCAACAGTGACTGCGAACTTCGTTGGCGGCAACTGGGCACGCGACATCACCTGATCCAACACATAGGGAGAAACTATGAAACTCACACTCGAAGTAACCGAGCGTGACCAGCAGTACACAGTCACCACCAACCTCGGTGTGATTGTGGCTTGGGAGCGTAAGTTCAAGCGCAAGGCTTCACAACTGGGCGAAGGCATCGGCGTAGAAGACCTTGCCTTCATGGCGTGGGAGTGCTGTAAACAAAACAGCATCCCGGTACCCATCGTCTTTGACGAATACGTGAAGCGCCTTGAAAACATTGAAGTGGTGGACAACGAACCTGTAAACCCTACGACCGAGGCACATACAACTACGGATTAGCGTCTTTGCTACTTCGCACAGGGTATTGGCCTCCTGACATACCATTTGACCTTGACACACTTGCGACAGTGCTAAAGGCAGCCGAAGACATGAAGGAGGGCTAGATGCCTAACGCAATCGAAACCCAACTTGAAATGGTCGGAGTAAAAGAAGCGTTGCGTGCTCTCAACAGCATCGACAAGAAAGCGCGTCGACAGGTGACCAAGGACTACGCCCAGATTGTTTCGAGCGTTGTGCAGGAAGCCCGTAGCAGTACACCGTCTGAGCCTCCGCTGTCGGGTATGGCGTACTCGTGGAAGGCCCGCAAAGTCTCGCCAATTTTCCCGTGGAACAACGCCAAATCTGATCGTGCTATCAAGCCGTTCGTATCCGGTAAGAAGCCACGCCAGTACAACGCTTATGTGTCTGACCTTGTGGCTTTTGGTATCAAGTGGACTTCTGCGGATGCACTTGCTGTTGAGATGTCGGGCAGTGGTCCAGTACCTACTCAGAAGGGTAAGGAGATGGTGCGGGCGTTGAACCAGCGTTATGGCACACCGGGTCGTTTCTTGTGGAAGGCGTATGAGCGCCACGCCGAAACCGTGTTAGCCGAGACTGAGAAACTAATCCGCAAGGTTATGAAGCAAGTGCAGAAAGAAGTCTGATGGCTATCAAAATCCCAATCATTACCACGTTTGCGGGCGAGGGTATTCAGAAGGCCATCAAGTCGTTCAAGCAGCTTGAGACCGCTTCGGACAAGGTCAAGTTCGTTCTCAAGGCTGGCGCTGTGGCTGGGGCTGCGGCGTTTGCTGCACTTGGTACAGCGGCGTATCAGGCTGGGCAGGCGCTTGTCGGGTTTGCTCGTATGGCTGCCGAAGATGAGAAGGGGCAGAAACAGTTAGCCCTTTCCATTCGTGCGTCAACTAAAGCCACTGACGCTCAGATTGCTTCGGTTGAGGATTACATTGACGTGACCCAGCGCGCTGTTGGCGTGGCCGACGACGAACTGCGTCCTGCGTATGCCCGCATTATTCGCTCGACTCGTGACTTTGACAAAGCCCAAAAACTTCTCAACATTGCGCTCAATGTTTCTGCTGGTACTGGCAAGCCACTGAAGGTTGTTACCGAGGCGTTGGCTAAAGCGTATGACGGCAACTTCTTGGCACTTGGCAAACTCGGCCTTGGCTACGACAAAGCCAAGTTGAAGGGCATGGAGTTCAGTGAAGTTCAGAAGGATCTTGAGAAGCGCTTTAGCGGTGCGGCTTTAGCGAACGCTGAGACCTTTGAGGGCACGATGGCGCGGTTCCGTATCACGGTTGACGAATTGAAAGAGTCTCTTGGACAGGCTCTATTGCCTTTCATGAAAAAACTCGCAGAGTACGGTATCCAAATTGCTGACGCGTTTGGTAAAGACGGCGTCGCTGGAGCCTTTGCAGAACTGCAATACATTCTGACTAACTTGCTATACGACAAGAACGGTCAACTAAACGCCGCTGGGCGCGCACTAAATGACCTCATTAGCAAGTTCAACACGCTGGGCAAATACTTCAACGTGGGTGCCACCATTGCCGACTATGCAACTGGTAATGCGTTTATTCGTGCGACAGGGCAGTTGACTGGTAGCCCTATTCAAGGCTTTGGCGTTCCGCAAGTTGGCAGTATTTCAACTGTGCCGTCGTTTAGGTTGCCGGGTCGCAACCCTGAAAACGCGCAGGTAACCATCAACGTTTACGGCGTGGTCGGTGATGCTGCTTCGGTCGGTAAGGCTGTGAACCAGTCGATCCGCGCGTGGGAGCGTAGGAGTGGTGGCCGCTAATGGCTTACCCTGTCGCTGTTGTTGAGGTTGCGTTTACAGACGGCCCTTATGCGCTGTCGCCTACTTGGAGTGACGTCACGCAGTGGGTGCGTTCTATGGACGTCTCCAGAGGCGTCTCAGACGACTGGACACTGCAAGCCGACGGTTCTGCGACAGTGGTGTTGTCTAACCGTGACCGCCGCTTTGACCCGTTCAACTCGGCTAGCCCGTACTGGAACGCAACAACCAATAGCACCAACCTTTTGCCACGTCGCCAGATCCGTATACGCGCCACTCACGGCGGCACCACCTACGACGTGTTCCGTGGCTTCATCGCTGGGTGGCCTCCCGAGTGGACTGACGCAGGTAAAGACTCCACCGTAACGCTCCAGTGTTTTGACGCTTTGCAGTTGCTTGGCTCATCGTCACTGCCTGCGGACTGGTCACGGGATTACATTCTGTCGCTGTCGCCACGGCACTACTACCCGTGTGACGAACCGTTGACATCGTTTACAGCGGGCAGCCTAAAGGATTACGGCACCTACCCGCTAAACATCACAACCACCACCAACGCATCCACCAGCGCAGAACTTGCACCCGGTCTGCCGTCGCATTCGGTGCAGGCTGTCGGCGTAGGCGGTCTAGGCACCACAGGGCTAGTCGCTAGTGGTTTGTCACCCAACGAAATTACAATGTCGTTGTGGGGTGTCTTTGACGCCGCTAACGCTGCTGCGTGTTCGTTTACGAACTGCGCTATGGGCATCGGCTATGACCCCGGTACAGGCAAGTACGTCGTCGAGGTGAGCGACGTGGGTGCTGGCACCATCCGCATTATCACCACCGTGCAGACCTACGACAACAGCACAGCGCGTCTCATTACGTCCACATTCAACGCCACCACCAAAGCGCAGGAGTTGTACATCGACGGGGTGCTGGTTTCGGTCGCCACAACCACCGCTGGCGCAATCCTTTTCGGCTCCGAAAGCGTCACCCTAGACAACGGACAATTCCAGCAAGTCTGTGTGTTTACATCCCGCTTGACGCAAGCCCAGATCCGCAACATCTACAACTACTCCATCGCCAACTTTCCCGAAAGCACCAGCGCACGCTTCAACCGCATCATCGCTGAAACACCCTTCAGCGCGTCCCTAACGAGCGTTCCCGCGTCGCCTGCGTCATCGGTGCTGGACATAACAAACGACGCTCCTACGGCTGTCTCAGAACTAGGCAAGGTGTCCAACTCTGAGTTCGCTCCGCTGTTTGTAAACAAGGCTGGCACCGTCACCCTCTACAGCCAAAACCAGATCCGCACCCAGACCAAGTCGGTGGTCTCTCAGGCCACCTACGGCGCTGGCGGTCTCTCCATCGGCACCGAAGTGCAGCTGCAATACGACGGCGACTCCATGCGCAACGTCTCCAACGTGGAGATGAGTGGCGGCGGTGTTTACATTCAGACAAACTCGAGCAGTGTCACCACCTACGGCGAAGCGGAGCAGTTTGTTTCTACGCAGGTCGCAACGCTTGCCGACGCGGTTGACATCGCCAACATTGTGAACGGTTGGGGCGGGAATGTTTACGCCAAAGCCTCACCGGTATCGGTCGTGCTGTCGCCTACTGCTTCGTGGGCTTCCACGCTTGGTCTCGAG